AAGGGCAATTAAGGCTTTAGGTGGATTTGCAAGCGTCATTAGGCGGCCCTGTAGATCAAATTAACCGCAAAATAATCGGTGTTTCCCCAGGTAAAAGGAACCGTTGCGCTGCTAGCTGCTTCGACTGTGTAAGTGCCTGCACTGTTTATAGCGAACAAATACACCTCGTCTTCGTCTTTCAAGTTCGGAAACGCAGGGTAGGAAGCAATACCGGCGTCTGTAAAACTGCATGTGCCAAGTGTTCGGTTGTATGTATTGCTGGCATTGACTGGCAGCGTCATTGTTATAAGGCCAGTGATTGCCGACGTCGTGCCAAGCGTAAAACGGCCCTCAACATGCACAAATTTGTTAAATTGCATGTAAGAGAACGCGCTGGTGCCGTTGCCAATAGTGACGTTCGTGTAGGTCGGTGTATAAGCCGTGTATGTTCCTGCGGCGTTTAATTCGCTGGCGGTCAATACTTGCCCCGCTAAAAATGTGCCAAATGTTGCCATGTGTGTCTCCTAGCCGATGCCTAGTGTATTCGTGTCCAAAATGCCAAAAGCGGTGCTAGTCAAAACTAATGGCACCCCAATCGCAGGGCTGAAATAAAACGTGTATGTCGCCTGCTCAAGGTCTTGAGACACATTAAAGCCCTCGAGGATGACGTTGTAGGTAGTTCCTCGAAATGTGACCGTAACCAGGCTGCCAATAACTTTGCTGTCCTGTTGGTTGCCAAGCACCGTGTCAAGATCGACGCTGCCAACCAAGCTGCTGTTAGTAACCAGACGGTAAGGCCGCGTTGCTGACTGGCTAAGGCTTGCTAGGTAAATGCCTGCGCAGTCTGTTGCTTGACCGGATAGTTGCAGGTTGCTTGTGGTGCTGTATGTGGTGTACGGGGCGGCGCCTGTCGTGGCACTGTTGGGGCCGCTGCCATTGTTGTAAGAAACCGTCACCTGGGTGTAGCTGTTGTCAATGGTTGATAGGAACTCAATCTGGTTGTAAAAGTAGGTGTTGGTCGCTGATGACTGACTGCCAGTATCCGTAAAATTGAGGTAGTTAAGCGAGGCCTTAAAACCATTAGTTGCGTACTCAAGGCTTGGGTTAGCGGTACTCATCCATTCTTGGAGATAACCGACGCTGCTAATCATGACGCTGTTAATAAAATCCAAGAACAGGCCTGTGTACGTTTCGCCCTGCTGTTGCAGCGTTGCGCCAATTGATTCGTCGAAATAAATGTTTGTGATGCCGGTGCTTAGGTTGGTGTTTAACGTGCTAATGCCGTTTGATAGGGGGCTGCCTGCTGTGATGCTGACAGCTGATGCTCGAGCGCGACCTGCCCGGGATTTGCCCCACGACTCAGCTGTGACAATCACGCGGTCAGCTGGTGCCGCACCTGTGCCAGCGTTGTAAGGGATGCCGTAGGTGCGTTGCACATCGGTAACGGGGCCGTAAAACGCCTGGTTTGATGCGCCGGTGACGGTCAATTTGACGAACGACCCGATGGTGGGCGCCGTGAATGTGCTTGATGGAATTAGTTCAATTTGGCAAATGTCTGGCACCCAACGGTCAGTTATTTTTTGCCTGCCAATGCGCACATTGACGTTAATAACTTGACTTGTGACGTCGGTGCTGCCAAATGTGACGGTGTACTGACCTGTGTACGATGCGGGCATGGCTATGGGGCGACGGTGCGGATGGGGATGTTGCCGTAACGGTTCATGTAGCGGCGCAACGCGTTAACAACGGCTTCGGGGTCGCCACCGTTCACGTTGATAGTGACGCCACCCATGCCACCAGCTCGATCAAGCGGCACAACCGCTTCAGGGCCAGCCTCACCAATAAGCGCCAATGTGGGGCCGGTGACGATGCCGCCGTTAGCCATTGCCGGTACTGGTAGGCCGCGTCGAGGCGCTGAACCGCCGCCGCCTAAACCGAGGTCGCCCAACACCTTGCTAATAAATTGGCCACCAAAACCTTGGAAAACGGTGCTTGCAATAATGTTGCTTGCCGCAAATAACGCTTTTATTGGGCCTGGGGCTTTGTCGTACCAGTCAGCAAGTTTCTTAAACGCTAGATAGACAGCGCCGACACCTGCGGCCATAAGCACATATGGGTTGGTTGCCATTGCAGCGTTCAGTATCAGTGTTGCACCAGCGATACCTGCAATACCGGCTGCTACTTTTGTTAATAGTTCGGGGTTTTCTGACGCCCAATCAGCAAAACCTTGCAATTTTGGCAGCGCTTCTTCAAGCACCGGCAAAAACGCAGTGCCTAATGCTTCTTTGGCTTCGCCAATGGTAATGGCTAAGCGTTTCATGCCACCTTCTGCGGTGTTGGCCGCCGCTTCTGCTGCACCCTCAAAGTTGTACTCCAAAATGCCAAGGACGTCGCTGAAGTCGGCACCGTTTTTGATGGCGTCTTTAATTTCCGGTGACAATTGGCCAAGGGCTTTGGTATTGCCTGCGTAGCCCTTGGCAAGTGCTTGGCTAACGCTGTCTAGGTCTTTGCCTGTGGCCGCTGAAATGTCAAGAGCGACATTGAGCAAGTCTTGGGCCAAGGTCACTTCGCCGGTAGCCGTGACCAATTTAGACAAGGCAGGCCGCAAGTCGTCGTCGGCCGTGGCTGTTGCTCGAGACGTCGCACTAATAAAGTTTTCAACAGCAGCAATGGTTTGGTCGGTGGCGCCTGCTGATCGACGCAACTGGCCTGCCAATTTGTCCTGGGCGGCTGCATCCTCGATAGCGGCTTTGACGCTGTCACCAAGAATTGCCGTTAGCCCTGCCATTGCTGCGGCAGCCGGTATAGCCGCTTTTTTAATAGCGAATTGGGCTTTTTTGCCTGCACCTTCAAGTTGCTTAAATTGCTGTACGGCCTTGTCGACGCCTTTGCCGTCAAATTCGCTAATGATGGGGATTGAGATAGCCATTAGCCAAGTTCTTTCTGTACTTCACGCGATGCGGCCAACACGGTTTCACGCATACGGCTAGTAACTTCGGCGCTGTTCCGTTCATACGTCGGCCAAAGGACACGTTGCGCGCGGCCAAAACGCGCTTCAAGGTTGTTGATAAATGCACGACCTTTGGGGTTGGTGCCTTTTTTGCCTGCAAGCTCAAATATGCTGGCCGCGGCGTCTTTCTGCTGAATACGAATGACGGACACGGCGCGCTTGCTGGTGTCAATTTTGACCTGAACACCTGATCGAGCCTTCGATGCCGACCAGGGCAACAGCTGGCGGCTACCGGCTGACCAGATACGCGACATTCCTGACAGCGGCATGTCAGGGTAGGCGCCTCGAGCCGCATCGACGACAGGTGCGGCAATGGTTTTGACGTCACGGTTAAATTGCTTGCGCAGTTCGGGGTCAATTTTGCGCAGACTTTTAACGGCCTCTTTAACGCCCACAACCTCTGTTTTGACTGTGGCTGTCATAGGCGCCGCCGTTGCTCTTTCATGACGGTGGCCACGGTGGCCAGGTCTGCTGTGGTGAATTCTACTTCAGGCGGCCACCAGCCGGTTGTGACTAACAGTTCTGCTAGTTGTCGCCGGTAGGTGCCGCTTCGGTAGGGTTTTCAGGCTCTTGGCTTACAACGTCAATGCTGTGCAGCTTCTTGATGAAGTCGTCAAACGCGGCTGGAACCGTGATGCCGTGAACCTTGCAAGCCTCGTACGCCAGGTACGCCAAGTCCTCAACGCCGATGCCTTGAGCTAGATCGCTGGCTTTGCGCCGAAATTTGCGTTCCCATTGGGTTACCACCCACAGGTTTGTGCTGACTTCGTGCGTGTCGGCACCAAGGTCGACGCGGATAGTTATTTGCATGTCGGGACTCCTATGTCTAGACGGTTGTATCGACCGAGTATGTGCCGCCCACGAAGGTCACGTCGACGGTGGACAGTTCGCCCATGGTGGCGTTGATGACTGGCAGTTCAGCAAGAAACGCGCCGGTAAGGATAAAACCAGGGTTTGTGGCGCTGTCAGGCGGTGCTGCTGGCTGTACGCGCACCGTGGTCGTGGTGCCAACCAGCGATGCAAGCGTGGCGTAGGTTTCGGTCGCCGCGTATGACATGTACAGCGACAAGGTGACTTCGTGGTTGCCGAGGCCTGCAACGTACTTGCGGGCTGTGTCACCAAACGCGGTCGACTCAAGCTGATCGAAACGGTGCGTGAATGTGGCCGCAGTGCATTGGTCGGACAAATCGACGCTGTTGACGGTCACGACTGGGTTTGACAGGTAGGTGCTGGTTGCCATGGGCTACTCCTGGGCGCTGGTGGCGTCGGGTGCCGCTTTTTTGGATACTTTAGCCTTTGCAGGCTTGTCAGGTGCAGGTTTCTTGTCGACTGGTTCAATGAAACCGCCGTCGAGCAATACGCCAAGGTTGACCCATGCTGCAGGCTCGTATGTTTCGCCTGGTGTGCCGACGCGTGGGGATACGACGCGGTACTTCATGCTGTTTGTGCCTGCATGCTGATGAGTATGTCATAAGCGGGGTAGTCCTGGCCGCCGATTGACACCACGGTTGGTTGGCCTGATTTCACGGCAACGTTTTTGGCTAGCACTTTGGCGACGATGCCGAGGATGTCGCGCAGCGCGTCAAGGTTGCCAGGGCCGCTGCCAATCACTTTCACGGGGAAGTCAAGGCGCACGATGTTGTAGTTCCAAGCCTCAAATGTGGGTGCGTCAATGAACACGCAGCTGGTGGTGATGTGGCGCGGGTCGATAGCCACTGGCAGGCCGCTGATGGTTGCCAAGGTGGTGCGCAGGTCGTCGATTGCCTCGTTAAAGAGGTCGGTGTAGGACATTAGGCGACCTGTGGGCGGTTTATACCGAGCAGCTGCATGACCATGGGGCTAAGGCCGGTGCTAGGTGGGGCGCCCATGCCGTCAAACGATGCAAGGCTAGTAAATGAGCCTTGCTGACGGAAATACGCGGCACCAACCATGATTGTGCCGAGGGTGACGTCGCCGCCAGGGCTGGTGGTAAGGCTGTCCTCAAGGTAGCCCGCTTCAACACGTCGAC